GATCGCGGGCACATCCTCTTGAAGGTTGCCGGCAAAGAGCGAAAGATTTTTTTGGCAAAACATTTTGATATTTCCGACGCCCCGGACGACATGGACGAGATGACCGGCGAGCAGGTTGAGGCGTCACCGGGAAAAACGGAGCGCGTGAAGGTTCAGGCCAAGCCGCGCGAAAAGAAGTACACCGACGAGGACATGCGGCTTGCGGAGCTGCTGTTCCAAAAAATCATCTACAACTTCCCCGCTTTTGAAAACAAAAAAGTGCAGCTCGCGGAGTGGGCTGACGACATCCGAAAGCTCCGGGAGATTGACAAGGCTTCACCCGATCAAATCCTGTTTATGATCACATGGGTGCACGGCGGCGAGATCGTGAAGGCCGGCCAGCCAACCCGACAGTTCGCGCCTCACGACTTTTGGGCACGCAACATCATGTCGGCAAAGAAGCTGCGCAAGCAATGGTTTGACAACCTCGTCCCGCAGCTCCAGCAAGCCTTTCAAAAGGCGGTCAAGAAAACGGCGGTCGCTGACCTGTCCGGCAACGGCAATGGAGTGCCGATGCCACAAAAGACGCACGCGGTCGCGCAGCTCTAATCATTAACCAGTAATAAGCAAAACTATGGTGCAAAAAAACAACAAACGTCAGCAATACCAAGATCACGTTGACGAACAGAACGCCGGCAAAAAGAAAGTCCGGTCAATCGCAGAAATCCTTGAGAGCTTGAAGCAGCGCGGACTATACGACCCAAACAAGAAAGTCCCGCAAAACGACAACGTGGTGGTCTACCACCCGCCGCCACCCAAGCGCTTCGTGCTCACCTGTTGGGACGGTGACATCTACATCCTCACAGGCTTTGATACCGCGGAACAAATCCACGAGAAAATCATGGGGCTGGACTGGGTGAGGATGCCAAACGGCTCGCAGATCAAGGTTTCGTCCATTTCAAAAATCCAGTCTTGGGAGGACTACACTTTCCAGCACGACCAGCGCAGCCGGCACAAGCGTGGCCAGTACCTCGCCGGACGAGAGGCAAGCGGTTGGTACTCAAACGTGGACGGCTACATCGGAGAGGCCGACACCAAGGCGATCACCGCACCGCCTGAAAGCTCGGCGCCGAAGTTGGGGACAACCCAAAACGTCAAGGAATTGACGGCCGGTAGCAATGAGTAGTAAAATATAAGTGGCAAAGGCGAAAGCCGGCGCTGCTTATTACTGGAGCAATACCCTCCACCGCAAAACAGCCTCTCCATAGGGCTGTTTTGTTTATACTTTACTTATCCACAGGCATACACTTTACTTTTTTTGATTGATAAAGTAAAATGTAAATGTAATAAGCATTAACAAATTAACCTATGGAAAACAGCCAAGTTTTACAGGGGAGCGAGCAGGAGGAGCAAGACGACGTTTGCCAAACCTGCGGCGGCACTGGTGAGGTCAGTGCTATGGGGTACGTCTACCCCGGAGAGCCGCACATGGCAGACATTGACACCGCCCCATGCCCGGACTGTCAGCATCACGATCCGCTTGATGATGACTACAACCCCGATGATTAAAAAATAACCACACGCCTATGCGTACCAAAATTGACCCCGAAAAGTTTTACACGCCCAAGGAAGTCGTTGACCTCGGCATCATGTCCGCAAGCACCAACGACACCAAGAGGCAAATGTTGCTCCGTTTCATCCGCGAAAGAAGGATTGAGGCGGTCAACCTCGGCGGCGCCAAAAAGCCCCGCTACGTCGTACAGGGCAAGCACCTCATCGCCTACCGCGATGCGCAGGTGAAGCCCGGAGAGTACGAGACAAAAAAGCAATAATTTATTAACCAGTAATAAGCAAACCTATGTCAAACGAAATCACCAAAGTTGAGAGCGAGTTGAAGGTCTACGAGAACGAGCTTGTGACCGACCGCGACCGCGCCAACGCCCTCGTCATTGAAAACGACGAGCACTACAACCAAGCCACTGAATACGTCAGCGGCATGAGCGCAAAAATGAAGCAGTTGGAAAAGCTGCGCAAGTTCTTTGTTGATCCGCTCAATTTGCAGGTAAAGAACATCAACGCCATGTTCAAGCCGCAGGTTGAGGCACGCGACGAAGTTGTCCGCATCATCAAGAGCAAAATGGCCGTCTACTTCAACAAGAAGGAGGAGGCGCGGCAAGCCGAGGAGCGCCGCTTGCAGGCAATCCGGGACAAGGCAAACGAGAAGCGCGAGGAGAAGGGGCAAGCCCCGATCGCCGAGCCTGTCCGTCAGGTAGCCGAAGTTGACCGCACCCAAAGCGTCGGTGCCGCGCAGTCCACCGTAAAGAAGGTTTGGACGCACAAGATCGTCAGCATTGACGCCTTGCCGGACGACGTGAAAAAGGCCGTGTTCGCCGAAGCCTACAAGAAGGGCATCATCACCACCGTCGTGCAGAAGTTCGTGAACGCCGGCGTGCGCGAGATGAGCGGCGTGGAAATCTACCAAGACACGCAAATCGCTGTCCGCTAGTTTTCCACAGTCATACACTTTACTTTTTGGAGGGTATAAAGTAAAATGTAAATATAACTAAGTAATAAGCAAAACTATGGTACAAGCAACAAAACAGCAGCCGGCGCTCAAGGATCAAATCCTCGCCGAGCTGAAAGGTGAAAAACAGGTTGATGCGGAGAAGTTTGCGGCATACTGCCAGCGCATCCGCATGGAAACCGACAAGGAAGGCAAGCTCAAATACCCCTTCATGCAGCACAAGGCTGCAAAGGAGCTGGCCGGGCTGTTCCGTCGCGTCAAGGCCGAGGGGTTGGTCTTTGACGGCAAGCACATCACGCTGCAATCAACCGGCGTGACCTACGACTACGTTGCATACAAAAACAAGATGCTCGTGGTCTACCCGGAAAGCAAAATTGACCTCGGTGTCGTTAAGGAGGGCGATGAGTTCGCCTTCACCAAGGACGACGGCAAGGTCACATACCACCACAACATCACCGACCCGTTCAACGAAAAGCGGCAAATCATCGGCGCGTACTTCGTCGTGAAAAACAACCGCGGCGAGTTCTTGACCTTGCTGAACAAGCAGGAGATTGAGAAGCACCGCAAGGCCGCAAAAACTGATAGCATCTGGTCTGCTTGGTTCACTGAAATGGTGCTCAAGACTGTCGCAAAGAAGGGCTGCAAGTACCACTTTGACGACATCTTTGAGGGCATGAACGAAATGGACAACGAGAGCTATGCCCCGGATCAGGTCGTCGCCTCCGAGGAGGATGCTGCAAAGGTCGCCGAAGCAATCGCCAAAATTGATGCCATGGCCGACATCAAGGGCTTGCAGGACTACTTTTTGAGCCTGCCGCCCCAACTGGTCAAGAACGGCGACGTTTTTGAGGCGTACAACGCCAAGAAGGCCGATTTGGCGCACGATGCGCCCAAAGAGGCACCCAAGGCCAAAAAAGCTGCCAAGGGCGCTGTAAAGACAAAATAAGCGTATGTCAGAGGCAAACTACAAGATAATTGAGGGGGAGCAGCGCACCGACGAGTGGCAGCATCTCCGTCTCGGCAAAATAACCGGTTCAAACGCCAAGAAGGTCAAGGGCACCGGCAACGCGTTCCTATACGAGACGCTGGCGATGATGACCACCGAACGCGACCCAAAGCAAGCCTATGGCGAGCATGTTGATCGCGGCAACGAGCTGGAGCCGGAAGCACGCAAGAAGTACGAGGCGGCAACCGGCGAGAAAGTGCATCAAGTCGCTTTCATTGAAACGGAGGACGGCAAGCTCGGCCTGTCACCGGACGGGCTGACCTACAAGAAGGGCGGCAAAGTGATCAAGAAGCTGCTGGAGATCAAATGCCCGGACAGCAACAATCACATCCGCTACATCCTTGAGGGCGGCTTGCCCTCGGAGCACAAGGATCAGGTCATCCACGCCTTCGTCGTTTGCGACGACGTGGACGAGATTGACTTTGTGAGCTACGACCCAAAGTTTCGTTTCAAGCCGCTGCACATCGTCACGGTCAAGCGTGCCAGCTACATCGTTGACATCAGCACGGCGCAAATCGCCTACCAGCGCTTTTTGACCAAGCTGGATGAGGCATACAGGTCACTTATTCTTTAATTTCACACTTATGGGAAACAACAAAGACGATCAGAAAATCAAGGAGGAGCACAGCACCATTAAAAACTTCGGGTACCAACTCGGCGGCGTCGCACTCAACTTTTCATTGACCGACGAGCAAATGCCCGACTTCCTCGCATTGCTGGAAAAGGCAGCGGACGACATCCGCGCCGACATGCACGCGCAGGAGGTTAGCCACATGTAAAACTATGAACGTCAACAAAGTCATTCTAGTCGGCAACATCACACGCGACCCGGAGCTGAAAACAGTGCCGTCCGGGCAGCAGGTCTGCTCATTCTCTCTTGCGACGAACGAGGTTTTTGTCTCCAACGGACAAAAGCAGGAACGTGCCGAGTTCCACAATATCGTCGCATGGGGCAAGACTGCCGAGAACATCGGGCGCTACATGCGCAAGGGTTCTCAAATCTACATTGAGGGCAAGCTGCAAACACGCAGTTGGGACAAGGACGGAGTGAAGCACTACCGCACCGAAGTCGTCGCCCTCAACGTCCAGTTC